TGGCCCCCCAGCCATACATCCCACCGCCCGGCAAGCCTTGCCATGTCCAGATGGACGGTGGCGTAGCTCGTGTAGGTGTAGAGCTGGGCGTAGAACCCCATCTTCTCAATCTGTTCCAGATGATAGGCCGCCAGATTTGACAGGTCTCCATAGGGCATCCCGGCAAGACTCGGCGATTCCAGATCCAACGCCACCGGAAGGGTAAGTTCCTTGCACCGAAGCGCCTGCCGCAGTACAGCCAGCTCTTTGTCAGCCAGTTTCTCGCAGGAGGCGTTGGTGTAGTAGTACACGCCCACGTCCAGCCCTGCCGCTTTTGCGTTGGCATAGTTGTCCTCGAAGGTGGGGTCGATGTAGGGCACACCGTTGCGGTTCCCTACGGCCCGCAGCATCACGCCTTTGTAGCCTGCCGCTTTTACCTGCGCCCAGCCCTCCATTTTGATTTTTCCCTGCCACCGGCTCACGTCAATGTACCGGTAGGGCGGCTCACCTGCCCACCCGGTCACGGTGTCCACTGTGGACACGCCGGGTGCGGGAGCAGGCTCTTCCTTGTCGGCGCTGTCACCGGCAGCGTGGGAGAGCGCAGAGAAGATATCCCGCAGGAAGTCAAGCATTACTTTCCGCCTCATAAAATCCCTCCTCCGTCAGCTTTGCCAGGACGGCATCCTTGTACCGGTCAGGAACGTTGTCGATGGTAAAAGCGCCGTCAAAGCGGTGCAGTTTGACTTGGGTCACATAGAACAAAATCATAACATCCTCCTTATTGTGCGGCCAGCAGGTCGAGCATAGCCGCTTCCAGAGCGGCAAGGCGCTCTTCTGCGGTGGGCAGCTGTGCCTTTTCCTCTGCTTCCTTGCGGGCCTTTTCCTGTGCGGCCAGCTCTTCTGCGGTGTACAGCACATACCGCTGCACTTCCACCTCTTCGTCGTAGGCATCCTGTGCGGCCACGCCGGGCACGTCAACCACCTTGCGGACATCACGACCTTTTTCACGACCATCTGCGTCATAGTAGATTGCAGGGGTTCCGTCCGGCAAGGTTTCGGTCTCGTAGTGGCTGACCTCTTCCACGCCCGCCACAGCATCGTGGTGGACAGTCTGGGTCTCCTGCTTGAGGTAGCCTTTCGTCAGGTCGGGGGCTTCGATGGGGTTGCCGTTGCTGTCAATAATTTTCATGTGTGCTCCTTTCGGTTATGCCACTCTGCGCCAGATGTACATGGAGTAGTAGGGGTTAAGGATATCAACGGGGGAGTTTCCATTATTCGTACTGCTATAAAGACCGGTGTGAAATCTTCCGCCATCAGTAGTTTCCTGAGAAACAGATGCCATAAAATCCCATTTGCCAACATGTATATCATTTTTTTGTGTATCATTTGTTGGGATTGCAAAACCAACAGCCGGAATATTCTCCGGAGAGAGAATCATTTGCAAGTTACCACCCGTACTCCCTGCCGGGTAGGTATCGCTTGCGCCCATGATAAATTTGCCCTCAATCCGTTCCCATGTGCCGCCGATAAAGCTTGCCGGGGATGTGGGGCCGTCGCTGACCCAGAATTTGATTCTGGCGAGGTCTTCTTCTCGCTGGGCGGCGAGAGCTTTCAATGCCCTCTGTGCGTTGTTGACCTGCCTCATCAGGTAGTTGTACCCGTGCTGGTCGTCCAGGCCAGCTTCTGCGCCGGTCGGGGCGATGATCTGGCCGGATGTCCAATTTTCCGGGAGATCAGCGGGAAGAGGAATGTTTTTCAGGATATCATCCGCCATAAAGCAATGTTCCCTCCTTGAAGATAATGGTGTGTTTTAACTTTGTTCTGGACGTGGTTTCGATGCTAACATCGTCCTGTGTGAGGGCGGCTCCGAACGCATCTTGCGCGGAGATGGCAGAGACTTTTGTGATCTTTTCCGATGGCAGGAGCTCATACTGCAGCGTGACTGCCGCACCGGAAAGGCTCTTTGCGAGGTTCGGAACGGTATAGTCGCCGTTCAGCTGCACCATGTTGATGTGATCCGCCAGGTACGAGGCAAGGCTTGCCAGGAACAGCGGGGTCACAGATGCAGAAGTGGGCGCGGCGGCTGTCACCGGGACAAAATAATTTTGTCCCGGTGACGCAAAGGCATCCTTGCCCAAAAGCCAGCTGCCCAGAAGATAGTGATACCGGCTTCCGTTTGCCAGCACGGTGTCCGCGCCCTCCAGAATAGAGAGATTCACGTCCACGTCCGTTTTTTCGGTAATGCCGAAATAGCAATCCGATGCGTACAGCGTTTCTCCCGCATCGTTCAGAAGCTCATAGTGGTTGACGGCCGAATTACCTGCCTCCGGCTCGATGGATGCTTCCAGCTTCAGATTCTCGCCTGAGATCATCAGCATTTCAGAACCCACCTGCAGTGTCGCAGATGCTATGACGCTTTTCAGCGGTTTCACGGTCGCTGTGCGGTTGAGCCGTGCCGTCGTGGCAAGCTCTGCCGCCTTGTGGGCCACGTCCAAAAGAAGCGTCCGCGTCAGTGTCGGCGATGCAGCAGCCTTTGCGGTCGTCCATCCTCCGAGTTCGGCAAACGGCTTTTTCCCAAGGGCCCAGCCGCCCAGGCGATACTGATAATCGTATTTCTGCACATCGACCTGCTCTGTGATCAGGATCCCGGTCTTGAGGTACGGCATACTGATAAAGACAATGTGAGCGGGTTTGATCTGGTTGATCAGGTGCGTCACCTCGTCGTAGTACGACTGGCTCTTTGCACTCGTCGCAAGCCTCAGCTCGTAGAGCTGGTATGTGATGGAGCACGTCCATTCACCCGCGCCAATTAGTTCATCCAGCTTCTGATACAGAAACCCCAGTGTGTAGGGCGGGCGGGTCGCAATGCGGGTCATTACACGCTGCCTGCGGAACGCCAGAGATTCCTTTTCCGGGACAGCCACGATGTGAAACACTTTTTCCCACTGTGCAACGGAATCCTCGTCCATGGTCTGGAAAAAGAAGTTGCTTTGAACCCCTTCCACGGAACCGGCCAGCAGGTCAAATTCAGCTTTTTCAGCAGTGCAGATCTGCTGATAGTCCTGCACTTCCCGGTAGATGGGTGGCAGCAGCGGCAGCAGGTCGTGCGAGAGATCAAGCTTCATGCAGCGTCACCGTCCCAACCACAGGGACCTGCTGCCGTTCGCCGGTCTCTGTCAGAATCAAATCGTCCGCTGCTCCGTTCAGCTGGACGTTTGTCACGTTTACCACGCCCTCTGCCGTGATGATGGCCGCAGACACGCGGGCCGTGTAGACGTTGGCGCTGTATTCAATGCTGGTTTTGCTGATATTGGTCGCCCAGCTTTTCCGTACATTGAGCAGATATGCCTCCAACGCCTCCCGTACCGCGGTGCGAACTGTATCCAGCGAGTAGCTGGGCAGGAGCGTCACCGATGCGGTGACCGAAACTTCCAGCTTCTCCGGGGCCGTGATCGTTGCCTTTGCACCGATGGGCGCAAGACCAAGTCCCTGCCCGGAGTTCGGCACCGGGTCGATGGCGTTCTGAATGGTCTGCACAAGGTCGGTGGATGCAGGCAGCCAGTCCGCACGCAGAACGGAGCAGAGCACCGTGCCGCCGCCTCTCCATGTCGGGTATACCTGCACAGCGCCCACGCCGTCCAGCTTCTCGATTTCCTCCTTGTACTGCGCCACATTGCCGCCAAAGGAGCGGCTGTTCATCGCCGCCTCCATGCGGGCGCGGAATTCGTCGTCTGTTTCGGTCTCGTCTCCGGGTGTCAGGATATCCGAGATCCGGGCAGAAGTCAGGCCCTGAATGGTGTCGATGGGGAGGATAGGGCCGGTGTAGTCGTTGCCGATGGTGCCGGGCGTTTCGGCCAAAAGGCGGTAGGTGTGCCCGGAACCCAGAGCGGACAGCGCAATAAAATTGATGCTGTCCGCGCCGTTGATGGTAGAGAACCGGCTGCCAAGCGGGATATCAATATTGAACTCGCCTTTTCGCACCGCCGCCGTGGCCTGCTTGCGGGTAACGCTGGCGATGGGGGCCAGCAAATCCAGCGCTCTGCCAGTGGCTGTCTGAAAAAACGCCTGCCGCTGCACCATGTTCAGGGAAAGAAAGAACCCCTCAAAGACATAGGCGGCGGGAGAAAGAGCTGTTGGGATGGGGCTTGTGTCCCGCTTGTCGTAGTCGTCCGGGATCTGAGACAGCATATAGTCAAGAATGGCCCGGTACTGTGCGGTAGAAAAATCGATCATGCTGCGGTGTTCACCTCCGTGCTTGCCTGCATTTCGCCGTAGATCGTGGAGACAGTAAAGGATGCTGTCAGGGCCTGTCCCTGCACCGTGTAAGAGAAGTCCTTCACGCCGGTCACCCGGTCGTCCACGGTCAGGGCCTCTTCCAGACGGCGCTGCAGTTCGGCAGCCACATAGCCCGGGGCTTGACCCAGCAGCCCCTCCCACTCCATGCCGCTGTAAGGGCGGAAGATCTGCCAGCGATAACGTTCCACGTTCAGAATGATGGTCACGGCCTGTTTTACGGCCTCGTCCCCATCGCATTCCCCAACGATGCGGCCAGATGTCTGGTCAATGAACCAGGTTCTGGACGGCTGAGAAACGTACTCCACGCCGCCGGAAAGGTTGATGGACGCGCCTGTGGGAAGCGTAGCCATTACGATTCACCTCCGTATACTCGGGAAAGCACAATGAACTTTTGGCCGCTCTGAACACGGAGGAGCAGCACTTTGTCCCCGGCTTTCAGGGCCGGGTTCAGGATGATGTACTTTTTGTCCTTGCTCAAAGGCAGCGCAGCGCCGTTTTCCCAGCCCACAAAGTTTTCTGCCTGCACTTTTGCATCAAATCCATCCGGCAGGGCCGACCACTCCGTGAAGTAGGGCGGAGCCGTGAACGCGTCCTCGCTGGGGCCGGACGGTGTTGCGTGCTTGTGCTGCAGGATCTTGATCTCGTGCCTGTGGCGCAGGATGGGGATCTTCTTTTCAATGACAGGCTCTGCCAGATAGAGCACAGCCTGCTTCAGCGGGGCCATTGCTTCACTGATCTGGATCTCCAATTCATCATCGTCCGGCGGGGCCTTTGTCACTGTTCCGATCTGCAGGTCTGTGGGCTGCCCGGCATCGTTGGTCTGCCGGTTGATCTCCTGCAATACTCCCAGTAAATCCACGCTTCTCCCTCCTTACAGTGCTTTTGCTTCCAGTTCCATGGTGTGCTCGTCATTTTTGAAGGTGTGCTCCACCTTTTCCAGCATGACATACTGTTTGAACGGTTCGCCGTCCAGATCGGACAGGTTCACCAGGATCAGCGCCCCGGCCCGCAGGCCCGGCACGCCCAGAGAAGAGAACTTGAGCTGCTGCAATACTCGGTTGTAATACTCCAGGCTCACTTTCGCCTGTTCCTTTACCTGAGCGTCGTTGGCGGCCTCGTCCACGGTCTGATACAGCTGCAAAAGGCCCCACTTCCCGATGTGTTCCGAATCCTTCATCACGAAAACATCCGCCTTTCCCGTCTCCTGATTGGGCCGGGCCAGCTTGATGCTGTTGTAGGTCTGGGTGTCGATGGAGGAATCGAAGGTGTAATTCGTCATCAGGCTGTAATCACCGATGACGATATCTGTTTTCAGGTCGTTGGCCTCTTTGAGGGCCAGTCCGTCACCGGAATCGTAAAACACATAGACCTTGCCGGTGTTGAGCAGGGTCTTTTGCACCGCAGTGTTGATGATGTCGATGCAGCTTTTGTCCTGCATGATAAGGGAGGGCAGCTTGTAGCCGGTGTCAGCCAGTTCCCCCACGTCCAGCTCAAAGTCCTCTGCGATCTGCCGGATAATATCCCCGGCACTTTGGCCATAGAACGAATAGCTGGCATTGGCCTTGAGATACCGGATGCGGTCATAGCAGACCACGTCCACCGGCCCCCAGCGGTCAAAGCCCCGGGTAAACACCCAACCGTAAAACTGAAGCTGACCGTCCACGGAAAAGCGGATCACGTCTCCCTCTTCCAGCTTGGATTCCGGGGTGCGAAGATAGGTAAAGGTCAGTTTGCCCGGCTGACCGGTGCGCTGGGTAGACCAGACCACCTGCGTGGTGCTGTTGGTCAGATTCAGGGTGTTTCCGGTGGCTTTCTGAGCGGCCAAAAGCTCATAGGTCATCCTTCCACCTCCTGCAGGCTGGTCTCCGGCATCCAACCCAGCACAGTGCCGCCGGTGTCTGCCACGCAGACGGGGCAGGGCCGGGCGCGGTCGATGATGCGCCGCACCACAACGATCTGGCCATGGATGCTGGTCAGAACTTCCTCCCCGCTGCCGGTGCCATAGACTTTCCCGGTGGCTTTCCGTCTGGCCCCCACAACGAGCTTGTCTGCGGGGATGCTTCTGGTTGGGGTCAGGGAGAGCTTTACAGAGCCCGCCGCATCTGCCGCAGCGTTTACCGCTGTGACTGCCGAAACAGCCCGTGCGGCCACGCTGGCCACTTCAGAGACGATGCTGGCCGGGGAAAAGGTTCCGGTCTGGCCAGCGCCCTGCACAACAGCCCTCTGTGGGGAGTAATCCTTGTACTCGGTCAGGCTCAGGTCAAAATAGAAATCTCCTGTCTCCGCGCCGCGCTCCTCTGCCTTGAAGCTGGTAACGAGGCACCGAAAGCCCAGGCTCGGCCCCAGGAACGGGACACCGTTCTCATAGAACCGGACGGGCGTGTAGACGATGGGGGATTTTTTCTTCATAGCGGCGGTGAAGAACGCCATGTACACCGCCGGGGGCAGATGAATGCCGGTCTGGCCCGGCAGCCGCCGACCGGGCAGCAGGCCCGAAATGGACACCGTGCGCAGGTTCGGCGTGCGGGGCTGCATGATAGGGCCAAGGCCCAGCACGTTATAGGTTCCGTTGTCGGCAGAAAGAGTCTCTGGCAGCTTTTCCGGGTTGATGGGCAGAGCAATCACCGTTGCGCCGCTGGAAAAATAAAGTTTGTACAGGGACATCTCTTTCTCCTTACTGCACGGTGACGGTGCTGCCTGCGTTCATCAGATCCACCAGAACGTCCCGCAGGGTGTCTGCCAGATTTTGGGCATCCTTTTCGGTGTTGCCGGTGTTCTGGCCCTGCACGGTGATCATGGGGGTCTGGCTCGTCAGGTTGACGTTGTTGACGTACTTTCGCTCTGCCACATCCACCAGCATCTTGATCTGCTCATCGGACAGGTCAACGGTTTTTGCGATCTTGCCGGTATTCTTGTCGATGTTGCCCAGCAACTCATTGGCGCTTGTAGCTTGCGGAATTTCCAAATTTCCCGTTCCTGTGCTTCCAAACATGCTGGAAGCACCCAGATTTGATCCCCACTTATATCCGCTTGCATAAGCGGAATCGAGGTCTTTTGCTGTCCACGGTTTGACGACTTCCTTATAGTCGTTCGTCCAAACTTCCCACTTGCGGGCGTTTTGAAACTGTGAAATTGTGTTATCCGCACGGGTCACCCAATCAACATCAACGCCCGGCAGAAGGTTCACCACGCCTTGTGCGGCCTGAAGAATTCCCTTCAATGCGTTCATCACATTGATACACAGGTCATAGAACGCAATCTTAATCGTTGCAATCGGGTTGTTGAACACATTCGCCAAAAAGTTCGCGACTGCCGCAAATGCATTTTGCATTGGGAGCAGAACGGAGTTAAAAATAAACGCTCCAGCTTCTGCCAAGGAACCGGCGACTATTCCCGCCGCTGCCCTTGCGCTTCCAGCATATCGAACGAATGCGCTTGCAAGGCCCAAAATAACAGGAGCAAGAAGTGCAGCAATTCCAAGCGGAACCGCAAATGCGGCAAGTGTTGCTATTTTACTTGCATTTGCCGCAATTGTAACAACGCCAAGTGCCGCTGCAAAAGCCAGCGCCGCCGGGGCGATGCTCTCCATGTTATTGGCCACCCAGTTAATAGCCGTCAGCAGCGGGTCAAGCGCCCGGACGGCGGTATTGCTTGCCACCGTCCAGACCTGCGCCCAGGTCATGGGGGTCTTTTCAAACTCCGCGTTCGTGTCCTTGGCCGCCGCAAACAGCGCGTTTTTCACAATGTCGACAGTGATCTGTCCCTGAGAGCCCATCTCGCGCAGCTCACCCACGCTGACTTTCATATAGTCTGCAATGGACTTTGCAATGGCAGGAGCCTGCTCCATTACGCTGTTCAGCTCATCGCCGCGCAGCACGCCAGATGCAAGGCCCTGTTCCAGCTGGAGGATCGCGGCCTGCGCAGACGAACCGGACGCGCCGGAAAGGGCCAGCTGCTTGTTCAGCTGCTCTGCGAACTGCACGATCTCTTTAGAACTGTTGAACGCATCCCCGGCCATCGTGCCCAGCTGGGAGACCAGCCCCATCGTGTCGGTGAAGCTGCCCCGGGAGCGCTGGGCGGACTGGTAGATCATCGTTTCCAGCTCCTGCGTGGTCTGCAGACCGTCGTTCATTCGATCGAGCCGGGCACGCATGGAGACCAGACTGTCAGACAGGTCAACGGCCTTTTTCAGGCCCTGAATGCTGATATAGGACGCGGCCAGCCGGAGAACCGAAGATGTCAGGGAGTTGGTGACGCTTTGCGCCATATTTTCCTGCTCCTGCAGCCGCTTTGTAGCTGCTGCCGCCTCATCTTTGGCCGATGCCGCCACACTGGCAGCGTTTTCAGTTGCTTTCATGGATTGGGTCAGGGTCTGCTGCTGCGTTTCCAGCCCTCGGATGGTTGCACCCAATTTCTCGGTCTGGGCATCCAGCTTTTTGAACGCTTCTGTGTTCTGCTGCCCAGCGGCTACCATTTCTTCCTGCTGTGCCACATACGATTCAAACTTTGCATTCGCAGAGATCAGCTGCCGAGAAACGCTGTTTAGAACAGACTGATAGTTCCGGGCTGCGGTCTGTGCCGCTGTGGTAGAGCTTGACGCTCTCTGTGCGGCCTGAATGTATGCGCCAAAGGAAGAGGAAAACTGATCCTGAAGGACAAGCGTTTCCTGAATTTTAGCCATTTCGTCCCGCCTCCTTCATTCGCTGGGTCTCCTCTCTGCGCTTTTCCATGGAGCGCAAAGCAAAAGCCCTCACCAGCGCCTTTTCACGCACCGGCAGGGCATCGTACTTGCCCGGGGGCCAGTTGAGATTGACGAAGCAATAGTATGCGATGAGCACGTCAATATCCCATCTGTCCCCGGAGATCAGTTTTTTGCCTCTTCGTCCAGGCTCTTGTCAAAGCCGGAGAGCTTACTCACGGCATCGATCAGGCGGCCAAACTCACCGGCCAGAAGCATCTTGCCGGGAACCTGAACCGGGTCTTTGGTGCCGTATTTCTCACACAGCTCCGCGCTGCGGAAATCAGGGAAAACAGTAGCTTCCACGATGGTGCGGGCACTCAGCTCGTTGGCATCAATGGATTCATGCAACTGGCCGTTCACAATTTTCATCCGGGTGGATACCCTGATGATGGCAGCGTTCTCCTCCTGGGTCAGGGAGCGGATCTTAAAGGGGACAGGTTTGCCATCCTCGCCCAGAAAGCGCTTGGAGATGATGACTTCCTTTTCCTCGGTGGTGACGGTGGGGTTCAGAAATGCAGAAAGTGCGCTCATAAAAAATACCTCCTAAAATCAGTTGCTGCCCAGATTGGCAGGGTCTTTGAATGCTTCCAGACGCTTGACGCTTGTATAGCTGAAATTGAAATCGTAGTTCAGCATGGCTTCCTCGTCGTCCAGAATAGACAGCGGGATATCGCCGGTCAGTACGCAGCCATAGTAGCCCATTACCTGCGCGCCCACGCTGGACGTGGGGTCCTGGTTGGTGATGGTGATGTCAAACATGTCCTGCACGCCGTTTTCGATATAGTTCAGCACCATATCGGTAAACAGGTTGGAGCCGTTGGAGCCGAAATAGACGTTTCCGGTGCCGGTCTGAGTGACACCGTTTGCCTTTTTCTGCACCTTGCGGGTGCCGATGGTCTTCATGTCCGAAGTCTGGATGCCCGCGATGGTCTTGATGTTCCGCATACCTGCGGCTTCCAGAATGCGGCCGTTCCGGGTGATGGTGATCTTGCCCTCCGCACCGTTCAGGGTGTCCTGAGCCATTAAATAACTCATCTTTGTTCCTCCTTACGCCACATCCAGAGTGATATAGATCTTGTTGGTGCTGCCCACGGCCTCGATTGCCAGAGTGATGAGCACGGCATCCTTTGCCTCGCCCGCTTCCACAATGACATCGGTCTCGCCGTCAAAGTTCTGGATGCCGCCGGATGCCTGGATCTGATCCAGATATTTGACGATGGCGCTCTTGTACTGGCGGCGGCCGTCCTCGGTGTTGTCCACAATGCCCACATAGCTCTGGGCGAACTGCTTATACAGATCGTTGGCAATGGTGTTGCACAGCCGCATGGTGCGGTTGTAGCGGTACACCTCGCCGATCTCGCTGGTATAGGTGACCAGAGAGTTGATGTCATACTCCACCCGGACGGTGCCGTCATCGGCGTTGAAAACAAACTTTCCCGCATTGATGGCATCCACATACTGGCTGTGGGTCATCTTGGGAGAGATGTCCACCGCATTGGGAACGGCGGCATTCGTCAGGTCGTTGGCGTAGGTCGCGCCGGAAAGCGCACCGCCGACCCACCAGACGGCCTCCTTCGGGGTCAGGGTGGTGCCATCGTTCATCACCAGACCGCTGCACACGTTGACGATAAAGCGGGTGTCAGGGTTGGTGGCATTTGCTTCCACCAGCTGAGAGAAGCGGCCCACTTCGGTGTTCACGCGCTTGATAAAGGTCTCCATCGCGGTCTTTACGGTGGCATCCTCGCCGTCGTACAGCATGGAATCGAAGTTGTAGGGCTCAATGTTCGTCAGGTAGGTGCTGTATGCGGCAGAGTTCACCTCGCCGTCCTTGCCGCCGGAAAGCTGGGTGCCGACATTTGCAGCCAGAGTGCCCGTGCCGCTGAAATCCACCCAGGCATTGCCGGTCAGGTCTGCAACGGTCTTGCCAGTCTGCTGATCCTTCACCACACCGTCAACGACCGTGGAGACCTGGAAACTGCCCGCAGGTTCCGTCAGTGCAGTGACAATCACCACAATGTCATTGCCCCGGGAGCCGGGATATTTTGCGGTAGCCGTCAGCGGGGCGATAGCGCCGGTGGCCTTTGCGCTGTCCGCAGCGGCCGGGCGGTAAAGCAGCAGCTTGGTGGGTGCTGCGGTGCGGTTGGAGCCGCTGAAGATCATGGATGCAAAGCGATTGTGCGCGTCTGTGATGTCGTAGCCGGTATAGGGGGTCAGGTCATCTCCGGCGGCGATCTCCATCACCTTGCCAACGGGACCCCAGCTCATGGGTTCGCAGATCGTGACCTTGCCGCGGTCGCCAACGGTCAGATTCTGCTGGTTCTTGGATCGGAATTTGAAGTAAATGCCGGGCCGCACTTTGTTCTGTACAGTCCAGGTTCCGCCTGCTGCCATAGGGTGTCACTCCTTCCAAAATTCTTTCACAGCGGCCTCAGCCTCTGCGAGGGTGTAAAACGGTTTGTGTAAAACAACAGCCAGAAAATCCGGCTGATACCCCGCAAAACGCGGGTCTTTCAGCAGCACTTCCCGGCTGTATTGGGTATTGTCCTGTTTCATTGGTCTACCTTCTGGTTTACGGTCTGGGTCTGCATCTTCACTGCGTCCACGGGCTTTTCCACAAAGACACGCAGCTCAAACTTATAATGCAAGCCGTCATCGTCGATATCCGCGCTGCGCTCGTAGGCGTGCAGGAGCTTTTCCGCTTCTGTTCCATCGGAATAAGGGAATGTTTCCATGCAGAAATCGAGCGCCTCAGCGGCTTTGTTGTACTGCTGGCGCAGGTCTGTGAGGTTATAGTCCAGCAGATAGGTCAGGTCTAGCCGGATGGTGCGCAGCCAGCGCCCTCCGGGGTAAGGCTTGATATCACTGCCCCGCTGCTGGATAAACATGCAGGGCGGCTCTACGCCTTGCTGTGCAGGGTCTTCCAACATCTGCACGCCGGGCAGGAAGGGAGCCAGATACTCTGCCAGAGACCGGGCCAGCGTTGTAATGGTAAAGTTCATTTCAGCATCTCTCCCAGCTTGTTCACGGCTTTTTCTGTCTCTACTTTCACGGTGTGCTTGTATGCCTCAATCCCTGCATCGGACATGTGCAGGCCCTCAACGTAGGTCGTTTTCGTGCCAACCATCATGCCGACTTCGCCCCGGAGGCCCGGGTCGTATTCCAGCATTCCGGTATATTGGTCTGCGTGCAGACCCGGCACAAAGTGCTTGTCCATCCGGTGGCCGTCGTTGACGTAGGAGGCATAATTTGCATTATTACTCAGGTTCGTCACAAGTTCCCCGCCCAGAAGTCCATAAGGCTCTGTTCGGCTGTCAGTCGCCCAGCGCTGTTTCAGCTCTCCGGTGCGGGTATTGGTTCCGCTCAGGCCGTCCGTTGTGGGCGGGGTCTTATCCTGCGCCGCTTCCACGGCCCGGAGGGTGGCATTGCGGGCAGCGTCTGCGAGCATTTCGGGCAAAGCGGCCTGCGCCGCTTCCAGCTTCTTGATGTACTCCTGCAGGTTCATTTCACACGCTCCTGACTGAGAAGCGTGATCTCCTGGTGGGCCAGCCCGGGCAGAACCGCCCCGAAGGGCTCATAGTACAGGTCAGGTTCCCCGGCAAAATACCGGGTCTCCTGCAGCGCGTACCCCAGCCGCGCCCCTCTGTGGATCACTAGCTCATCACCGGGCTTGATATCCACATTGATATCGCAGGCCAGCTTGTCCGTTTTCTGGATATTGGCTGCTGTCTGGGTCATCGTCGGGGCCTTGTCCTGGCTGCGGTACACCCGGCACGGAACACCGGAGCGGACGACCTTCCGTTCCTTGCGGGTCAGATTTCCGTCCTTCACGGTTTCCGAGCGCCTGATCTCCATCAGGTCGGTATACCAGTCACTCCAGTTCATGGGTGCACCTCACATCACAAAAGTTCCGGCCGCACCGATAAAGCGGGCACGGTTTGCCAGCATCTGACCGTAGGTTGTGGCGTTCAGATCGCCCCAGTTCTCTGTTCCTGCGGTCAGGGCGCTGGTGTCGTAGGTCACGGAGCTGTCGCCCAACGTGGCAGACTTCACCACACCCACCAGAGCGCCGGACGCTGCCGCCTGCGCCGGGGTGGAGGTGCTCTCTGCATAGGTGCGCAGCTGCAAAGTGACGTAGTGGGCCACATAAAGACCCACGGCGTAATGCCAGCTGTCCAGCCATTTATCAGGCTGAATGCTGACGTTTGCCATTTTCACGATCTCTTCCAGCATCGCATCCGGCAGGTGGCAATTGCCGTCCGCGTCACAGAACTGCGGGTATTCCGCCTTGAACTGCTCCGGGGTGTAATTGCCCACGCTCTGCCCCAGATTTGCGGCCTGTGCAAGAATGCCCTGGAACTGCGGTTTCATCGTCCAGCACATGGGCAGCCTCTCAGTCTTTCTGCGGTTCGGCAGGCTTGTCCCAGTACACAGTCTTTTTCTTGCGGACGGGCTTGTCTGCAGCATCCTGTATGGCCTTGTCACTGCGGTTCGTGGGCACGATGTCACCATCGGCCGCCAGCGCCTTGAAATAGGCTGTCTCTGCCGCCCAGTCCGGCACTTCGACCAGCTGCTCCCGGTGGAGCGGGAAGGTCTGAGAGCCGTCTGCGCTGGGCAGGATGATGTTTGCTTTGGAAAGCACGAAAGCCATTTCTGCCACCTCCTGATCAGATGCCGTCCACGTACAGCATGGAGGTCTGATACATGAGCTGCACCTCGGATGCGTTTGCCATATAGGCGGTGTCGTAGCAGACATTGGTGACGTTGGGGGCGCTCATCACGCGGGACAGGGGCACCAGCTCGTCCGCCTTGACAAAGCGGCGGTTGTTGACGTACACCACCATGCGGTCGCCGCCGGAAGTACCAGCGCCCTTGACCCAGCGGGTGGGAACGATCTCCAGATCCACGCCGTGGTTTGCGGCCACGTTGTGCTTCTTCAGGAAGTCGTAGATGGTCTCAGTGCCCAGGTCGCTGACCATGGTGGTGGTGATGTAGCTGTACTGCTCGTAGGGGATCAGGATGTGGTTGGGAATACCGGCCTCGTCGTACTCGTTGGCAGCCCACACGGCAGTGATGGCATTGTTGATGTCCGTCAAAATCTGCTTGGGGGTCTTGTCCGCCCACTTGGCAGAGGAACCGGTGCCGGAAGTTGCGGCAGTGGTCTTGGTGACATCGGGATTGTTGACCAGGCCGGTGGTAGCGTACTCGTCAAAACCAACGTAGGTGTTCTGATCCATGTGCTTGTCATAAGCCAGACGGATGCCGTCCTGCAGCATCTGGTCAAGGCTGCGGCCAATGAAGTTTGCGCGCTGCATATCTACGAACATCACACGCAGAGCAGCGGCAAAGACATGGGCTTTGAATGCACCCTTGCTCACGCTGGCCTGCACCACAGGGATGCCGTTGGAACCGCCGCCGTTGACGGCAGAAGCACCGGAGCCGCCTGCCATACCGTAGGCCACGGACATGGCAGAGACGTAATCCACCCAGCCGCCGCCTACCTCGATGGGGATATCACGGGGATAGGTGACGCTGGTGAGGGGCTTGCGGATCAGCGGGTCACGCTTTTCAAGCTCGCTGGTAAGGAACGCATTGCCGCTCTGGATAGCAGCCGCGTCCATGGTGGGAGTACCGCCGGGCAGCGCAGCACCGGCGTTGTTTACGGTGAAAGTACCGGCATTGGTGGTGCCGACGTTCTGGAAGTTTGCCATAGTCTAAGCCCTCCTATCAGGCGTTTGCACGGGTGAGGATGACCAGTTCGGCCACGCCGTTGGCATCAGCCGCGCCGCCCCACTGGCAGTTGGTGAGTTTGACGGAGTTTCCGGCGGTCTTGTCGTCCGCTTCCGCCTCAAAGCCGCCGACCAGTGCGGTGGCATAGTCAGCGGTCTCGGCAATGCGGACGTAAACGTCACCGCCCAGAGCCGGGGTCCCGCGCTGGCACAGCACGTTGATGCTGCCGCGCTGGAACACGCTGCAGGCCTCGCCGGGGGCGTATTTGCCGCCGTTCTGGTCAGGATAGACCAGGGCGCTCTTGATTTCGCTGCCCGCAATGCCTGCGAACTGTTCGGCAGTAGTGCCGGTGCCGCCCATCACGATGACCTTGCCGTTGTCATACTTCAGGGCAGTGCCAAAAGGAATGCTTTCGGTGCCGCCAACGGGGCGGGTGTTGACGATCATATCCGGCTGACGGGCATAAGTGCCAGCAAAGCCGTGGGGCATTGTCTTGCCGATAATCTGAGTGTTCAGGGACATGGTTTAACCCTCCTTCTTCATGTGGGGATTGCGTTCGTTGTAAGCGAGCTGGGAAGCCTGGCACACCTGCTCATACTGGCTCTTACCGGATACGCTGGCGGCAGCGGCGGCGCTGTCCTGCGCAGCCTTTGCGATGGCATCCACGGAGCTGGTGCCCTTGACCTGCTCGATCAGGGTCTTGGACAGGGCATCACGGGTGGCCTTGTCCTGGACGCTGTTGATGATTGGGCGCATGGCTTTCAGCAGGGCCAGGCCGCTGTCATTGGCGGCAGGCTTTGCGCACTCGTCCTCGGAAGGAACAGTGGTGGAGCCGCTTTCGTCCTCGCCCTCTTCCTTCTTGTCAGACTTTTCGCCGGACATTTCAGCGATCACCTTGTCCAGGTTTTCCGGTTCTTTGTCCTCTGCCTTTTTGGTATTGGCAGCGATCAGCTGATCCAGCTTGCCGGAAAGGTTGGTCAGCGCGTCCAGAACTGCGGTGTTCTGGGTGTCAGCGGGCGCTGCGTTTTCAGCGGGGCCTGCATCCTGCGCCGGAACGGCGGGTGCTGCATCCTGCGCCGGAACGGCGGGTGCTGCATCCAGCGCTGCGGCAGCGGTCTCCACCATGCTGTCAAGCTCTTCGGGGGCCGCGTTCTTTGCCGCCAGACCGAACAGAGACAGCAAACTCTTGCTCTTGCTCATGTGTTTTACCTTGCCTTTCTCCGCCGGAAGTTCGGCGGCGCTATCTTTTATTGCGACATCACGGCCAGCGCGCCCACGGGGCACGATGGCGATGTGATTTCCTCTGATATGGGTCTGCCGATATCCTGCACCGTCTGCCTCGTACTGGCAGTAATAGCCGCAGGACACATCCCGCATGGCCCCGTTCTTGACCTCGGAGATCAGTGTGGGGTCCTTCAGGTACAGGTCTGCCACCAAATAATCACCTACTCGGCGAACATTCTCTGCGTGGCCTTTCGAGTAGGCGGCCTGATTTTCCTGCACGATCATCTCCGAGGGGTGGGTGTTGGTGACATCTTTGCCCTCAAAACTGGCAATTGCCGCCGGGTCAAACACATCTTCGGCGCTTCGTGTCACCTGAAGAACACGCTCCGGCATCCCGTCCAGCCCGATCTCCCGGGCCAGATAGTTCTGCGTGCCGGTACGGGCGATTTTGACATCGTGGCAAATTAAAAAGCCCTCCGGCGTTTCCGTCATGTGAGGGCTCAGTTTGCTTCCATAGTATGCAATCAATCGGCATCACCTCCGCTTCTGTATGCGTTCATCCATTTGTGATATTTTTCGTCATCTGCCAGCTTGTGCCGCTGGAAGGTTTCAAAGGTCTTGGGCACCTTGTCTCCCAAAGCCGTGCGGTAGTTTTCCCACTGGCGGTAATCCCGCAGCCACTTGGAGCGTCCCTGCTCCTTTTTGCGGTAGGCCTCGATCTGTGCCTTGGTACGCGGGTCCCGGCTGTAGGGATTTGTTGTGGGGTCAGAAAAGCGCCTGATCCGTTCCAGCTCTTTCTCCGTCCGCCCGGCGGGTGTCCATGGACGAAGGGCGTGCAGGCAGTTCGGGTGAATGTTCAACCAGCTGTTGGTCAGGTCATCCGGCCCGGCGGGGTCTACTTTGCCGAACGCATCCGAAAGCGGAGGGAAGTGCGGGTCTTTACCGCTCTTGCTGTATACCCGGCCCTCATACGGAGCGCAGAGGGCACAGGTTGTGCCGTGGGAGCTGATCTGATACAAATCCTGCCCCTCGTCCTGCGTCACCACAGACAGGATTTCAGCCTGGCGGGACGTGGTTCGGGAGACCATCGTTGCATAGGTGTGCAGGCTCCAATTCCGTCCCGCCTTGTCTGTGAACGCCGTCACGCCCTCCCGGCGCAGAGCATCCACAAAGGCGGGAACGCTCTGGTTCACACCCCTTCCCACAGCCTGCTGTGCCGCCACCTGCTCCAGACCGATACGCCTGTAAACGTCCGGCTCAGTCCGGCCCAGAAGGGCGCTTTGCAGAGTGGAAAGCACCGTCAAGTTCCCGTCCACCAGCTGGCCCATGAGGTTCATCGTGAGCTTCTGCACGATATCCGTCTGGGTGCTGGTAAGGCTTTGGGCGTTGGTGTAGCCGCGCAGGTGCTTTTCCGCGGTCTCGCCGGGAATCGCCCGGGCCTCCGGGTGATGGACGTAAAACTGCGCCTCGACCATGCGGGGCACATACTCCCATTCATCCGTTTCCAGCTTTCGGAGAATCTCCTGCACCCGTTCCAGCGCGGCCACGGCGTGATAGTCCACAAGCCCCCGGCTGCGCAGGCGGCCAATCTCGTTGATGATATCGGTCTCAGCCTTGATATAAAGCCGGATCAGGCGTTGCAGCTCCCGCTCAGGGGATGCACGTGCAAGGGTAGGCATGTATTATTCGCCCTCCTCGGTGTCTTCCTGCGTCTTTTCATCCACCAGCCCCGCCAGCGGGTCGCGCAGGGCGGTCACGTCCTGATAGGTTTGGCCCTGCTTTGCGGCAATCAGTTCGTCGGTCAGGGAGCCGAACAGGCCGGTCTCGTCCTCTAGTTTCTTGAGCTCGCGCATTGCCACATCTGCATCCAGAAGCCCTGCCTGAAACGCCGCAATGATGACATCGGTCTTTTCCTTGGCGATCGTCGCCGTCTCGCTGGCCGTGGGTGTCCACAGCGGCGGGAACGTTACATCAAGGTCGAGCTGCTCAATGCCTGCGCTGCGGGCCACTACAGGAAGCAGCTTGTCCAGAATGGGCCGCAGTTTGCTTTCCCGCAGGGTGTCCACGTAGTCATAGTAGTTCTTCAGGTCGCTTTCGCCGGTGGCGTTCATGCCCGCCGGGGAGCGGCCAAACAGCTTTGTCATGGGGTAGTGGGACGCACCGCACAAGTTCAGGCACATGCTCTCGTACACGTCTGACAAGCCTGTAAATGTGTACTGGGTGTTACTGATCTTGTTTCCTTGCTCCACCAGCTGCATCCCGAAACTGGAGCGCAGGACCTTCTGGGCCTGCATGGTGTTCCAGAAACGCCGCTGCACGTCCGGGCTGGACATGGAGAGCAGCTGCTCCAGCCCCTTTACCTCCATCGTGTTGACGTTCGCCTGGAAGGTCAAAGCAGCCATGTTGGCGCTGACGTTGTCGTGAGCCACCACTTCATTATAGAGCGCTTCCACTTCGGACTCGCCCCAGTAAAGCTCCGCCTGCCGTTCCAGATCGGGAAGCTCCCGGCCCACGAACCGCACAAGGCGGGAGTGATGGACACGGGCGGCAGTGTGCCCGGCGGCATCGTTGATGCTGTAATACTCCGGGACAAGCTCCCCGCCCTCAAAGGTCAGGCCTGCGTCCGGGCTGATTCCCTGCCAGCGGTCGAGGATGTACAACCCCCGGAAGCTGCCGGGAAGAATAGCCTCGGCATCCAGCGGGCGGGAAAGGTCCTCCTGCCCGTCAATAAGGATGAGCCCGGCGGCACCGCCATACAGGCGGCCCCATTTCAGGCCAGTGCTCACACGGTCCCGGAGCCGGGTGGAACGCTCCACGGTCTGGATTGCCTTTCCCTGCTCCGGTGTGGTGCTCTTGAGGTCGTACCACTCTCGCAGCATATCGTCCACGAGCAAGCCCACAACGTTCTGCACCACCCAGTTGCTGCGGTACAAGCTGTTCAGCAGGGCGTAATTGTCCGTCATCCGGGTCAGCGGGTATTCCGTTGCTTCCAGCGGGCTTTGTGAGCCGTACCCCAGCGAGAACAGCGGGTTGGAAAATGCGTCCAGCGTGGCCGTTATCGGTTTCTCTGTGCCCCCGGCGGGGCGGTTTTTGTTACGTCTGGACACGTTCGAACCTCCAATCAGGCAGTGAGTTGATATAGTAGCGCAGGGCATCCGGACCGTGGTCCTGCTGTTTGATGGGCTTTTCCACGCCCATGAGGGCGGCTTTATCATCCCACCGGTATGTGCCAAGTTCATCCAGCAGCCCCTCGCAGTCGGTGGAGATCAGCAGATCGCGGTGGGAAAGGAGCGTGCTGCACTTGCGGATGCCGTTCAGTACGTCGTTGTTTCCTTCTATCACATAAACGCCACGCTGGCGCAGAGCTGTGATAAAGGACGCTGCCGCCGGGTCAACGATGGCGGCACAGGGGTCTTTCCCCATAAACTCCATGAAGTCATCGGCATATTCTTCATCTGTTTTCTGCCTGTGCTCCTGGCGGCTGTCCCACCGGTATTCCCGATGCACCCGGACTTTCTCGCCGTCATCGTATACATCGAGGTAGACGGTCGGGTTGGTGGTGCCGTAGTCGCATGTAATGGTACGGGTGGAAAGGCTCTTGAATCCCACCGGTGCGTCCTGCGGGCGGTAGGTGTTGGCGGTGGTGTCCATCATATCGTAGATCAGGCCCTCGGCCATCACCCAGCGGCCCAGAATGTAGCGTTCATAGAACACACCGCTGTACATGCTGCGGTAGCGTTCCCGGGTGCGTTCATCCAGTGACGGGTTATCGTCCATCAAGAAGTGCAGATGCAGCGCACGGTGTTTTTTGGCCTGTAAGATCCACTCCTTGCGAAACCAATGCTCAGGGTTTTCCGGGTTGCAGTTGAACCAGAACTTGGCACCGGTGACAGAGCATCGGGCCAGCGCCTGCTCCACAAAGCTGCGGGGCATGAGCGCTACCTCGTCCAGAAGCACCCCGGCCAGCGTGATGCCCTGAATGAGCATATAAGAACTTTCGTCCTTTCCGCCGAACAGGTACACCATGTTCATCTTGCCGCCGCGCTGCACCGTGAGAACGTGGCCGCTGCGGTTGTAGGTAATCTGGAACTGCTGCTGCAAATACCGGACAGACAGAAGCGGCTGAACGATGTTGCGTTCCACCGCACCCACGCTCTTGCCGCAAAAGGCAAAGGAGCAATGGTTGAATTCCGCCATCATCCAGAGCACGAAGGACAGGGACATGATGGAGGTCTTGCCGGAACGAACCGCACCGTCGCAGATCAGGGCATCGTAGTCGCTTTCATACGGGAAGGTCAGGATCTGTTTTTGCTTTGGGGAGAAGCTCACTTCTTAAACTCCTCCTTCAAGCTCTTGGTGATGGGGTCATCCTCAACGGTCTGGTGGAAGGAATCGCCCTTCCTACGATCATCAATGACCGTCCACTTGTCAATCAGAGTGCCCAGCGCCGTGGTGATCTGCTGTAGGGTCGCCCCTTCCAGCTTCTCTGGGTCGGTCAGGGCACCAAGATAAACGTCTATGATCTCCTGAACGCGCTCTTTCTTGCTGTCCATGTAGGAGAGCATATCTTGGGTGTTCTGCTCTTTTTTTATTGTGCACTTTTGTTCAGTGTCCGGTGAGGACACGACGATTTTTCTAACAGTATTTGGCGAAACACCGTTCTGTTTTGCAACTGCACGGTAATTTTGACACTGCACATAGTCCGCAATGATCTTCTTTTTCTGCTTGTCTGTCAACCGCTGCGCACCCACCGCCACCACCTTCCTAAATCAAGACATAATAAAACCCCGCCCCGGTGCGGGGCAGGGTCAAAAACTAAATTTTACAGATACAGCAGCCGGAACGTTTCACGGCCTTTGGGAGTGATAAGCGTCTGCACGCCGCTCCACTGGGTCTTGTCGTTCTTGGCTTCCTTGACCTCAAACAGACCGTTGTTTTTGTCCTCACGGGGCATAAGCTTGCCTTTCTGGTCTCGGTAAATAAACTTCTTAGCAAGCAGCCAGTCAACAAAAGCTTTGGGCTTGATGCCAAGTTCCTTTGCAGTATCCCGGAAGCTGGTAAGCATATTCCGGTCTACCAGCTCATCGAAATACTCTGCCTTGGGAGCCATGATGTTGTTCTGCACTGTCAGCTCAGAAATGCGGGCCTCGCGTTCTGCGAGGGTCTTGTTTGCCACAAGCAGAGCCTTTGCCATAAGCTCCTGCGGGGTGAGCTGCTCCTGCCCGGCGATGTACCCGCCATTCTTGCGGATGGACGGCAGCACCTCGGAAGTGACCCACTTTCGGAAGGGAGCCGCTTCCGGCTTGTCGCTGCGGAGAATGACATGGTAAAGGCCGGATTCGTTGACGGCGATAACTTGCTGAGTACCGCCAAGGGTGTCCACCTCAACCGACCCCCTTTCATCTGCATCCAAACGTGCCGCAGTATCACGGTATTTGGAAATGCCGAGGATGTTGCACACATCCTTGAGGACAAACCACGGTTCGCCGCCCATCTCTACGGTGCGGACTTCGTTGGACTGGTAGTTGAAAATCTGAATGTTGCTCATTTTACTTTCTCCTTTTTGCTAAAGGCCATGCCATCAGCATAAGCCTGATTCACAAGTCGGCAAATATCATCGATGAGCCCCTTCAGACTATCATTGAGATCCGATTCTTCCATGTGCGATGAACGAAGGAAGAATTCTTTGGTAACAGGATAGTTCATTGTAAAAACCTCACATTTCATCTTGACAAATCGCTTATAAAAAAATAAAATGTGAGTAAGAGGAGCTTTTCGTGAATTGCTTTTCTTGTTTACAAGTGGTTAGCTGTTACGAGCGGCTAACCACTCTTTTTTGTACTGTTCAAACTTCTCACGCTGTTCGTCACGGTTCAGCTTTTTGAAATCATTGAACTTCATGGGCGGCCTCCTTTCCGCTCCTCTTGCTCACAAAACATAGTATAGCACTAACATCTCGTGATTTCTATTGACATTTTGCACGAATATCTAGTGATATATCTGGATATATTGGACTTGATTTTAGTGCATAATAATGTATAATAAAAATAGGGAGAAAGAAGGTGAATGTATGGCTATTCGTTACAAAGTTGATGTGCTGGCCTTGCTAAAAAGCGCAGGCTATACGCAAACAAGGATTCGTTCTGAAAAAATTCTTGGTCAATCGTATATGTCGCAACTTCGCAAGGGAGAATTGGTTTCATGGGCGGCACTAAACAAAATCTGTGCTCTGCTGGAATGCCAGCCCGGCGATATACTGGAATATATCCCGGACGACCCGAACAAACCCGAATCCGATGAAGAAACGGACGCTTTGCGTGCCGCACTTCTCAATCAGATCAAAGGTCTGTAATTTAAAGCCCTGCCGCGTGGCGGGGCTTTTTTGCATAGAATAGCCGCCAGCCGGATTTGAACCGGCACCCACAGGCCCCCGCCGGGGCGTGGTTAAGTGCCTCGGTTGTATCGGGTTGTAAAGCTAGCCATGTGGTGTCACCAGCGTTGTCCCGCCTTAAATGGGCGGCGCTCTCCCAGTTGAGCTATGACGGCATATAAGCAGCAACGCCGTTATCTGCTTTTACCGGACAGTAAGACGTTGCCGCTGCATCTGGAACTTTTGCGGCCAGATGCCCCGCTACTCTCTGCATGCCGTCCCCCGGTCATGCAAAGTCTGGCACTCCAGGCAGGGCTCGAACCTGCAACCTGCGGTTTTGGAGACCGCTGCTCTACCACTTGAGCTGCCGGAGTATAAAAAGCCGCCCTTGGAATCGAACCAGCCGTGCCTACACACACGCACCGCGCTCCACATTGCGCTCAGGCGGCCATATAGCAAATAAAAACAGCCCACGGTTCGCCGCCGGGGCTGCTTGAGTTGACGCACATCCTGCGGGGCATGCTGGCCCGCTCGGATTTCCGGTGCTGCTGTTCACGGGCGGAGGTTTCAGGGCGTGGGCAAGATTTCAGGAATTCCACACCCACCCGCACACCGGTGGTGAATCACTCCATGCGTCAGACTTGCCGCGTTACAGACTTTGCGGCGTTCGGTGCGATGTCGCGGAGTCGAACCGCGTCCCATCTCCCGGGTCGGTGGGGCACCCAAGTGTTACATCGCATAGAAGCAGCCCGCAAAGCACGGTGTCAAAGCGAAAAGCGTTAAGCGGCATGAACGAAAGGAGAATCCGTAAGGGGCCGCGCTTTGGAAGCTGCTGAGAAGCGGCGCACCGCTTTGCGCGGTTCCGCTTGTAATCATTTTACCATACTTTGATTCACATGTGTTTCACAACAACTCAAATAAAGCGTAGAAATCAAAGCGCTTTCAATGGTCGTTTTGTACATCCTCCCAGATTTCTGCCAAAGCATCAAGCCCCTCGTGGATGTAGGTGGAGACCGAATTGTCTCTGGACAAGCCCACGTCCACCGCGATCTTCTTTTGGGGCTTCAGGTCGATATACCAGCCGCAGATGCACTTTGCTTGCTTTTCAGACCGAGCAGACCCGCTCAGGCAGTAGGCCCGCCGGGCAGCTTCGATGCGCAGTTCACAGAGATCAAGCTCCATCTGCTTGAGGTTCCGCTCTTCTGTGTCGATTCTCTCCACGGCAAAGCCCACCTTGTCACCGGCTCCACCGCCCATCGGCATCCCGCTCATGCTCTGGGTGCACTTTTCTGCAGTATCTCGGATGCGCTGGATCTTCTGCTTCTGGGCCTCGACCTGCTCCGCCAGGTCTCTGCACTGCTGAAACCACGCCTTGACGGTACGGTAGTCCGGCAGTTCCGGCTCGTTGATGTCAGGTGTCCAGGTTTGGATCATGTATCTGCCTCCATTTCCTCGATCCAGATTTCTGCTCTGGGGTTTTTCTTGTCGTAATCCACCCGGCTGCCATCGTGGGCAGCCACGATCTGGCTGTTATCGTCTGCCAGAACCTTGGCCTTCACCAGAATGTCACAGGTCGCCTCTATGAGATTTGCAAGGTCAACCTTGCGCCGGGTGGCCATGTAGTACACGCACCGCACATTCACGCGGGCTGTGATGGGGTTGTAAGGCCGCTTGATCTGCCACAGGCACTTTTCCTGATACTGCATGAATGCCTCGCTGGGGGCCACAATGCGGCGGTTTGCGTGGCCCTTGAGGATGCGGGGGGAGTTTTTCTTTGTGCGGGGGTCGCCGTAAAGAATAATTTTCATTCGTTATCCTCCACATAGCACCAGCTCTGAGGCGGGCGAGTGACCTCCACAGGCCGCATACCGAACCGTGTGCTCTGCAAACCTGTAAACGTTCGCAGCTCGCGCGGCTGGTCATAAATCTTCAGGTCGGAGATATGCCACGCCCAGCCGCGGCACTTGTTCAGGTAACGGACAATGCGATCTCTGTCCATGCAAGCCATTTCTTCGACATCATCCGGGGCGCGGCATATCGGTGCAAGCTCCCAAATCTTGTCGCAAACGAACTCGCCAATGACTGTACCATCCAACCGCTGCCAGCCTTTGCCGGGGACGATTCGCAACCAGCCCATCTTCGACCGCTCTTTCGTACAGTAGATGTAGCACTTAAATGGAGTCTTCACGCCCTCCGGCTTCGTCTTGCGAACCTCCACGGTCTTTTCTTTCAGGACGATCTTGCTGCACCATACCGGCTGGATGCTCAACAGAACTGCTTTATTGTTGGGCATTTTCTTCGCCTCCTTGATGTCGGTGGAGCCGCTCGTCTACCTCGCTGAGAGCCAAGATATCCACGCTGTCAAGGCCACCATGCTGCACAAGAGCGTTCAGTAAGATTGAGGATTTCGCCATCTCCAGAGATGCAGATTTGCCCTCTTGCTCCTTTGTGGCTTTCCTGATGATGTTGTTCAGGGTAACGATTTCCTCGCCGGTCAACTCGACGATGGCGGAACCGGGTTCATTCTTCGCATGGTCCCGATAAATCAACGAACGGATTCTCATATTTTCCAGCCCTCCCCTCAGTAATACTCGATTTCCACCAGTGAGGTGGACACCAGCTCAAATCGGCCATTCTCAAGAGGGATTTGGAGAAGTTGGTAATCTCTTTCCCGGCTATAAGGATCAGTGGGAACCAGATTGCTAAAAGTGTTCACCGTAATGGTATACTTCGGATGCCGTGCGCTGCCGTAGCCCACTTTTTCGATGGCCGGGGAGTAGACCGTGACATGGTAGCATGGCTTTCTTTCAGCTTCTGCCTCTGCAGTGGCCGCACCGCAGGATGTAAACCACAGCGTCACAATCAGCAATGCTGCTGACACGATAAAGCAGATCATTCTCTTTTCAGGTTTCATTTTTTATCATCCCTTCCATTGCCAGCTGCTCGCACTGCTTTTCAGCTTCCCGGCGCTGCTGGTCATACTCAAACAGCATATCTGCGTACTCGCTGCCCACTCTGCGGATAGCTGTTTCCAGCATCTCCGTCACAAGGTCTGTGTACTTGTCCGAGCCCTTGCGGCTGTTCTTGGCAGCTTCCCGGGCTTCCCACAGGTCGGTAAGTTTTTCTCGCTTGTCATCTGTGATCTCGCCGTAGCCGTAGGCATCCTGGATCTGCTCCATGCTTTCCCAGCCTGCCAGCTCTGCAAACGGATCCGCTTCAGCCTTTGCCATGCTGCGGGCTTTGGTCTTTTTCTTGACGTACCGGGTCAGACCGTCCTGCATCACGGCGCGGGCATCGTCCATTGCCTTGCGGACAGCCTTGACCTCCCGCTCTTTCTTGAGCTGGCCGGGCTGGCTGGCCCATTCGGCCATCAGCTCGGATTTCGTTTTCGGCTTCATGTTTTTCCTCCATTTTGACAGCTTCCCGAATGCGCAGTCTGGCAAGCTCAGCTTTCGCATACCACAGCTGCCAGTTGCCAAACCATCCCTTGTGGAGCAGTTTCCCGCCGTAATAAACAAGTTCCTGCTCCATCAGGTGGTCGAGAGAGACGATGTAAGCGCCGGGCTTGTACCTCATTTGCTCACCCCCATTGTTCAGCCATTGCTTTTGCAATGCCAGGATAAGTTTTACTGCGTTCTTTCGAGTGGCCTCTTCCCATCCAATGATTCTTTTCTCGCAATTTTTGCGGTAACGTCATCATGTAATCGTACACATTGTCGGTTTCTTGCAAGATGGCAAGGTTTTTAAGCCACAGGCAGGTCTTTTTTTGCTCCGGGTGCCCAAATTGCCAGGGATTGATAATCTGGTCCGGCTTTCTGTATAACGTAGACATTACACACACCGGGTTTTCAATGGCAATTTGCGGAATATCTGCTTCCGCAAACTTCATAAAAAACGCAGCTGCTTCAAAGCGCAAGCTGAGAGGCTTTCTTCCCTCCGTGAACCACCGCGCACCAGAAACAGCCAAGTGTGTGCAAGGCGGGTGTGCAATGAGCAAGTCCCACTTGCCAACGTCATGCGTTACGCCGTCCATCGTCACGACTTGCCCACCCTCCAGAGCCTTGAGCGCATCTCCAAGAATATGCCACTCAGGATGCCCGCCGGACGGCTCCTGAATATCGCAGGAGTAGGCTTCGTGCCCACGAGCCCGGAACGCTTTGCATACTTCCTGTGATTCCTCACAGGCGATAAGCACTTTCATCTGTCCGCTCCTCCGTTCGCTCCCATGTACTTCTTGCGGCCCCGCTCCCGGTGGCGGTCCTCGTGGTCGTAGTGGTAGACCTTGCCTGTGTCCAGCATCTCTCGGGTGTAAGCGGCTTCTGCGCCGCGCTGGCGCTTGAACTCGGCGTATTTAAGGCAGCTGTCGTGGCATACCGGGTGCCGTGCGGGGCAGTCTTTACACGGAGTTATCATCATTTTTTGCATACCTCCGTCCTCACAGGTTCAAACTCATCAAACTCGGGGTAGAAGGCCCAAGCCCTGGAGACGGCGATATGTTCCGCCTCTCCGGGGTTCTTCGCTTCCACGATCCAGCAGTGGAGATCTGTGCCGCCCTCGTTTCGGCACTCCACTAAAACCCTGAACTTACCCATTGACTGCCTCCAATCTAGCTGGGTCAGACGTGCCGCGCAGCCGGGCGGCCTCCCTCGGCGTTGTCGTAATGTCCTCCCGCGACTGTTTGAGGAACTCCACTCGCCGGTACGTCAGGTCCGGGGTCATGGCCAGCTCCTTCAGGCCGCCCACGCTCCCGGCGTAAGTTTTGGCCGCCGGGGGGAGGCTGTCGTACAACACTTGCAGCTCTTCCGTGCCATCGCTACGGATAAGCCCGCCCTTCTCGTCAATGCCGGTCACCATCGGGAAGTTTTTCCAGCTCATGTATTTCTGTGCCTTGCGGGCTGCATCCGCCAGCGCCTCCCACTCTGCATCCGGGTTGATACACTGGGAAAGCTGCTTGTAGATATCTGCCACCGTGATTGGATAGACGCAGACGCGATTCGCTGCGAGAAACGCCCGCTTCACCACTTCGCCGGGATAATCCCGGAACTGATACGTCCACACGTCAAGGGTGGTTTCCATTTCCTCATCCGTGAGGGGTTTGCTGCCCAGCTTGTACAGCGTGAAGTTCATCCGTATCAGCTGGGCCGTTTCTTCTTTCGTCATTGCTCAAACCCTCTTTTTCTGTCCATGTTTGCCAGCACTCTGGTCAGCTGATCGTCCACGCTCTCGGTGGGCTTTCTTCCACCGGTAGCGCTGCCGGGCCGTGCCTGCTGTTGGCGGCTCTGGTACTGCTCATCGCTTGCAGCTACATCGCCAACCGTCTGAACACCTTCGCGTTGCCAACTGGCTAAGATTCCGTTTATGTAGGCCCACGACCGTTTATTTGCTTCCGCTGCCCGGTCAATTGCCAGCAAGATCAAGTCTGTGCCGAAAGCCTGCCGCCAGCTTTGCAGCTTTTCCAGCGCTGAACGCGGAAAGCTGCCTGCAACTTCCTCGTACCGCTGAATAATCTGGTCGAGGTCTGCATCAGCTGCCGGGGCTTTCTCTTTGCTGTTATTTAAGCTATCTCTATTAGGATAGATAACAGTTTCAGTAATAGGTTCAGTTACAGTAGCAGTTACAGATACAGTTGTATCTATACTGTACCGATACTGTATAGATAGGGTATCTGCGCAGTATTTTCTGAACGCATCACTCTTGATGTTTTGCAGCGAATACTCAACGCCCTTCAGGCATTTGGGTGATTTCGACCAGTTGTATTTGTGCCAGTTAAGAAGCAATATCTCTTTCGTTGCCTTGTCATAGCGGATAACGTTGTGAACAGTTTCCATTCGGTGGATAAGTCGGTCTACGGTCTCTTCGTTGTATCCAAGCTCTCTGCTCGCTTGCCGCTTGCCAAGCTCATAGCATCCGCTCAAAGTGGTGTGCGGATTAGTGAGAAGGTAGAGATAAAAGTATTTATCTTCCGGGGTGAAGTCATCGTCCACCTTCGGGTCTAACCAAAAGTTCGGCGAAACGCAACGAAAAATTGCCATCTGCTCACCTCCTTTCTCTCAACAGTGAATCAGAACGGCAAGTCGTCCGTGTCCGAAATCGGGCGGTCATCGCCGTTGTAATCGGGCGCTGCCGCCGGGGTGGGTTGTTTTACCGTTTCATCCGGAAAAGCCGTTTGCGCCGGTTCTGCGCCGGGGTCAAAGGGCGTTTCGTCCTCCACCGGCGCAAAGTCATCGGTTCCGGCCTGTTCGGTCGGCTGCATCATGTCGATTGCCATCTGCACCCAGCTGGCATTGACAAGGCCTCCGACCACAACGCCCTCGGCATCGAGATTCCAATAGGTCTTTCCGTTGGATTCGTGGCTTTTCAGCTCCCGACCAAACGCCACGACAAAATCTCCCTTGTGCAGCAGTCCGTCCCAGCGGTCCAAATCGCGCCAGATGCAGCACTCCACGAAAACGCTGTTCCACTTGCCGGAATCATCCTTGACGCTGTGCGTCTTGACACTCATGCTCAAGAACTGGTTTCCAGTCCGCGTTTCCTTGATTTCCGGGTCGCGGGCCAGCGCTCCGGCCACCATTGCACCAGTGCTCGTCTTGATAATCATTCGCCATCACCGCCAAACGGATCATCGTTGGTGTCGGTGGTTTCGACTGCCAACGGTTCGGGCTGTTCTTTTTTCGGCTTCAGTTTGCGGGGCTGCATAGCGCCGATTTCGGGCTGCTCGTTCTCGACCTCGCGGCAGGATGCTTCTGCATCTACCGGAACCTCGCTCTCATCGTAGAGGCTGCCAAACGTGGCCGGGAAGGATTCGCGCAGCGCGTGGACGAGGGCCACCTTACGAATCATCGTTGCAGGCTTCGTTACCCACAGGGATTTCTTGGTGTCGTATTCGCTCAGCTTCACTTCTTCGTAGAAGGGGCGGCTGCGGTCCTTACGGTAGGCTTTAGCCCAGCCGCCGACCAGCTTCTCGTCCTCGTAGACGATGGATCCTTCGCGGTGAATAATCTCGCCAACTTCCGGCACGAGCACGATAACACCAGCTTCAAATCCGTCATACTGCGGGTGACGCTCGGCCATCTTCATATAGCAGGTCTTGCCCAGCACGATGGTGGACGCGCTGTCGCCGTTCTTATTGTCGTAGTGGATAAGATATGCCTCTTTGGTAAAGGGGTTGAGGTGGTACTGCTTGCAGGTCTCCAAGAAGATGCGGCACTCTGCGAAGGTCGCATCTTTGCAGATGAAGTTCCGCACATCGTCAAAGGTGACGGTCAGATGCTGGCCGTCCATGCTCTCGATTTCGACCGGCTTAGATTCTGCGACCGGCTGCATCGCTTCGCTCTGCTTGACCTGAGCAGCGAAGGAGCGGCTCTGAACTGTGGTAGTGGTATTCGGCGCAGCAGCGCCAGCGCGTGAAGTGAAACCCATTTTTGTTACCTCCTAGAATGTTGAAGATTATTTGATGCTGCCGAAATCGAACCCGCGTTCTTTGGCAGCGCTTCGGAACCATGCAATGTCTTCTTTGGTGAACTCAACCCAGATGTAATAGCGCTTGCGGGAGGAAGCCTCCTGCGCAGCGGTGAAGCTCTGCATCGCCTCCATGTCCAGACGGCCCTCCGGCGTGATGAATGCGGCGGCTTGCGTTGCTGCGGTGGCTTGCGCCCGCATCTCGCGTTCTTCTGCGGTCGGGGGAACAATTACCGGAGCAGCAGCCCGCGCCCGCTCTGCCGCTTCTCTGGCGGTCTCTGCGTCCCTCTGTGCTGCGCGGGACTTCTCGCGGCGGGTATGCTCGCGGACAGCCTCGTTCACGCTCAGGTTGCGCAGGTATTCGGTGGTGCAGGGTTCGACATCCTCTCCGCAGTTCTCGCGGATAAAGTCGAGGTCGCTGCGGATGTTCTCGATGGACTGGCACAGGGACTTTTTTGCTTCTGTAATGGCGAACGTCTTGTTCAGCCAGCGGTTGTCCAACAGGCGTTCAAACGGAATGAGAGCTTCCAACTCGCCGATGTTGTCCCGGTAGATCAGGCGCAGGGTAGAAGCCTTTTCTTCCTTTTCGGCGGCCTCCACAGCCTTGACCTGTGCCCGGTCCTCCTTGGCGCTCTTGATGCTCTCCGGGGTGTAGACCCGGCCTTTGTAGGCCGCCAGCATCTCGTCAAGGTTCCGTTCAACCTCGTCCTTGTTCCAGCTCATGGCCGGAATTGCCGGGCGTTCCACCCGGACGGTCAATTCATTCTCCATCTGTAAAAACCTCCGATTTTGTGATATCATCGGGGTGATGGGGCTTTCAAATTCCATCAACCCTTGCAGCCTGTCGGTGTTGGCGCACCGGCGGGCTTTTTTTCATGCGTCCCTCCGGTTCTGCCGGTACTCCGGCTCCTCGGTGCGGGCGTGGGTTCGGTCAATGCGGCCATAACGGCGGGGGCCCGGGTGCCCCCCCCGTGGGCGCCACGCGCGCCCCCGGCCGGCCCCACCCTGCCCGCGACCCCCGCCCAG